TGCGCAAGGGAAAGCCGCCGCAATATCAAAGGCGGGATCGGGAGCCGGGACGGTTATACTGCCGACGAGGTTCGCCGCATACTGGCTTTGGAGATGCCAACTTATAGTCGTGCCCTGTTCACCTTTAGCGCCCTCACAGGGCTTGCGGCAAATGAGTTGCAAGGGCTTCTTTGGGAGTGCTTGGACACAAAATCTGGCAAGGTCGAGGTTTGCCGCACCGGATATCGGGGGGCGCTTCAAGATACCAAGACGGCGTTCCGGGTGCGCACCATACCTTTGCCGCCTAGCCTTATCGCTCTGATGCGCGAGTGGCAACTTCAATGTCCTTCACCAACCTTTGTGTTTCCATCGGCTCTCCACACTATGGCAGATCAAAAGCACTGGGCTGGGCTTTTGAAAACGCTCTGCAAACACGCAGGGGTCGACTTCAAAGGCATCGGTGGATTTCGCAAATTTTATCACACGCAGATGGAATTAGACGGTGTCCCAGCATCGATCCGAAAGTACAGGATGGGTCACTCAAAGAAGAGTAATGTGGCTGAACAGCATTATACGGTTACTGATCTGAAGATGGCTCACAGCCCTGATGATGCTCAAAGGATTGCGGGGCGGGTGCTTTCATAACGGTCGCGTGGCGCCCATGATGGCACCATGACAAATCGTCAATAAGCTCCCAGCCCTCGCTGATATACCGCGCCACATCTTTATGTGGAACGTAGCGCAATATAACCGTCGTCAATGTTTTCTAACTGCCACGGGCTCGCCGCGTACATACTCATAATGATTAGTGTTATTTGATCTAGAACGTAGGCTTCAGTGAGCGCACCGTGGCCTCCATATTGTGTGACGGCGTAGGGCTTTATTTGCCACGCCTCGGCAATCATAAACAGCCCAAGCCCCTCTAAGATTGACCTTGAATATTCCTCTTCTGCCATTCTCCTGGCATCGTTTTGACTTAAATTTTGGGTTGCTTGATTTTTAAGAGGGATAACTCGTCCCATGATAACTCCCCTTTCAACATTTTGACTTGGAGACTCCAATGCTGGTGGTGGCAACTTGGCGAGCAAAAAAAATGCTTTGCTCCGCTAATGACCCAGCCGCTTTCCCGGAAGAAGCGTGTCCTTCCACATTGCCAACATTTGTCTCCACGATTGTCGCGATTAGTCGGGCGCGGCATAGCGCAAAAAATCCATTGCCTTTTGAAACATCTGCTTTTTGCTCATGTTCAACTGCACTTGCCTTTGCCCGATAACCAGTAAGCACCCTTCATCATTCGGAATGATGAGCGTGGGGTGGGAGTTAGAGGGTGAAGTTGGGGTCGTCAAGTTTTGCTGTGTCATCACCATCACCCTCTTTCTTCGGTTGCTTGTCGTCAGGCACTCGGACAACCTTCATCGAAATCCACTCGCCGTCGCCGCTGTCTCTTGTCCGGGCGTTCAGATAATATTGAACTCCATCAATCATGATGCGACCGTTCCAGTCGTCATGCCAATCTTCTGTTTTTTTTGACGTGCGGTCGTTTAACTTGCCTGTCAATTCTGTCACGCCATATTCAACCTTCATTTTTGCGTCACTCATTTTTGAAGCTCCTCTTGCTTTTGTTGGAATATTTGAACCACATCTGGCTCACTTGGTTTGACGGCCTGATACATCATTTGCACCGTCAAGATGTCGGTCTGGCGACCAACGACCTCTTTGATAAAAGTCACTGCCTCCTCTTTTGAGGCACACCCATTAATTCCGCGTCGCAAGCTATCAATGGCTTTCACCTCTGGGGTTTCAGCCACGACCTTTTTAATTTTTGGCTTGTAAGGGTTGGGGGTAGGTGCTTCGGATTGACCTACCCCGCCCCCGGCAGGCTCTCTAGCGGAGGTGCTTTGCGAGCCTTCCTGACCAGAGTCAGGCAGAGTGACCTTGCCCTTGCCCTCTGGCTTTTCGTCCTTTGGAGGGTTAACGATATGGTTACCCTCTGAGTCAAGGTTCCAATCGATATCCTCGTCGTTATGATCGGCAATACCAAACAAGGCCATGAGGCTGTTTTTACGAGCAAAGGTTACCGCCGCACCAAACGATGACGGCGAGTCTTTTTCAGGGATCACCGGGTACAATCCTGATGATAACCACTGCCCTGATGTGTGCATCATCACAGACTCCAGATATGAACCCATCTCATCTCGGGACACTTTTTGGACATATGACAGTCCGTGCTTCGCGCCTTGCCTCGCAATGGTCACGACATCACCAATCGTTGCCGCGTTACCTTTTGTGAAATTTTGGCCTGTCTTTTTCAGCACTGGCATTTCTCTTTGAAATGCGGCCAGCGCCGTTGCTATATCTTTTATGTCACTCATTTCATCACCTCTATGCGTTTGGCTTTGTTTTTTGCCACCTTGACTTGAATGCCATGCCCAAACGCAACGCTGGCATTCGCTGGAACTAACTTTTTGATTTTGGACTCCGCCTCTTTGCAGGCTTCCGCCGCGCCCACGGTCTGGCTGAACACTCCGGCAAGGCGCTCCCACTCCGCGCTCCGATCAGTCTGACTCATATCCACCGGGATTGTGTCCTCTTGCGGCACAGGAGCCTCTTGCGGCGCTATATCGTCCGGGGGGATGCCCATGTCGAGACACCCCAAAAAATACGTTGCCAGCCCGATAAGCTCCTGCTGATAATCGGGGTCAATAACAAACTCATGCAGGGTTGGCTCCGCGCCAGCCCGGATGATTGACAGCAATCCCATCGGGCAAGGACGCCCGGTGTTTTCTTCTATTAGGTACGCATTCCAATGAAGCTGGGGGCTGTAGTAACGGCACAGGCGTGGAATGACGTCTTTCCACTCCTCCCCGGCAAATGGCCGACCCATCGTAAACTTGGCATCGATTACGGCCTGCTGGCCTTTGTAATCGTCAATGCTACCGTCCAAAGTGCAACGCATCCGGGGCTGGCCTTTGCCATACAGCACCCTTTGACGGTTTATGATTTCGACCTGATGCTTTAACTGAACCCACTCAAGATTGACCTCTTCTGTAATATGCCCCATCAGCACAGGCCAAACGGTCGACAAATCGTCAGGATCAATTTCCTGCCGCTTTTGACGATATAATTTCATGATTTTTTCGTGGTCACCAGATGCGAGAATGTTGACATCCGATCCTCCGACCGTTGTCAACCGCTCCAAAAGCGCATCGCTATCTAGTTGAAAATTAGTAAAAAAGGAGTTTTGCATAACTCCCTTTTTACCATTGCGCATACCTACATGTCAAATATTATGCGCATATTATGTTCAGAAGGCATATTGAACAGAGACCACCGGGTGGACGGAAACATCCGATGACTTAAAAGTCTCCTCGCCATCACGCCACTCAATGTTAGTGTTTCCTGCTTTCTCGCCCAAGAACCGACAAAGCAAACCACGCTCTTTATCATTGGCCTTATAACGCACAACGACCAGCCCACCCTCACGCGGCTTCAGCGTTGGATTGACAAAAGCCAAATCCCCATTATTTATCTGTGGTGTTAAGCACTCGCCAAAACAAAAGCAGGCGTATGCAGTCGGCTCTTTGCAAGACTCCGGCCGATCAACCTTGCTCATCATTTGTTGAGTCCAGTCAAATCCCTTCCCATCCGGGAGTGGGAAACCATAAACTGGCAGGGTGGGTGATAACGCTCGACGATCAACCTCGGTGCCGTCTAATAAAGACTCGACAATATTATCTTCCGAGATTTTCAAATATTCAGCGATCTTTGTTTTGTGCGGGTAAATTTTCCGCTTGCCACTTTCAATGCGGCTATATTCTGCCTGCCCAATATTAAGTGCGGCGGAAATATCTGTTTGGGTCACTGCCTTTCCAGACCGTAAACTCTTTAGGTTGTTCTTGTACATAATTCATTATCCCAATTGGAGGTGACGTGACGCCTTTAGAGCCAACAGCGCGACTGCAAAACATGGCGTTGAAAAATATTTGTCCCTTCTTAACAGGCGGCCCAACGGGGGGGTTCAGCCATTCGCTGACCCTCAATCCAAACATAAAAACGGTGTTCAGTGTCATAACATAAATCTCCCATTTCTGAACGCTTAAACGTTTACCATAAGTAAAATATATGAATAACGCAAGTTACGCATCATATGTGCAATTTATGCTCGCATTAGCGTTGACGCCTCAACAAAACGCGTGGTATGCATTATGAGCATAATATACAACTAAATCACACATATTGTGGGTGTCACATGAAACTTAGCCAATATCTTGTGGTCAACGGCATCAGCCAAAAGCAGTTCGCATCTGACCTCGGTGTCTGCCAAGCCACAATACATAAATACCTTTATGAAAAGTCATGCCCGTCCGGCAAGCGGATGATGCAAATTTATCTGTTAACTGAGTCGAATGTTGGCTTGGAGGACTGGATAGACCACTTTGAGGATGAAAATGGGCAAAGCCTCGCGGGATAAGGGTGGGCGCTTTGAGCGCGAACTCGTAAACACGGCAAAGGCGCACGGGCTTGACGCATATCGTGTCCCACTGTCCGGGTCGGCGGCTGGGTTCAAAAACGACGTCATTATTAAACAAGGCCGGACTGTTTGGGAGCTTGAGGCAAAGAAGCGAGGCTCCGGCTTCAAATTTATCTACGACAATATTGAAGGCGCCGACATCCTAGTTATTGGGGCGGATCGACAAAAACCGCTGGCGGTGATGGATTACGAGGATTTTTGTGACCTTTTGATGGGAAAGCATGGGCCGTCATAATGCACCAAAATATAAAAAGGGAGAGGGCAACCCGGAGAAGTGGCGAGCAGATCACCGCACTCAGGATCGGAAGTGTCTGCGGTGCGGGAAGATGTTTTATAGCTACCACGGCGGACACCGCCTTTGTGACAGGTGCAACAAGTGGGCGCAGGCACAAGTGACAGATTATAATTTGATTGAGTGATGGAGGACAAACATGAGCATAAAAGCGGTCACATGGGCCTTTGAGCAACGGCTGAATGACAGCGTTGCCAAGCTGGTGCTAATCGGAATAGCCGACAGGTATAACCCTGATTTGGGTTACGCATATCCATCGGTTGTTTGGCTGGCACAGGTGGCCGATTGTGCAGAGCGCACGGTGCAGCGCAAGCTGGGCATTTTGCAGGAAATTGGCATGATCACCGTCTTAGCATCTCCATCAACTGATCAAAAAACACGCGGCGCCAACAAGTATAATTTACCCGCCTTGGAGGGGGTGACACAGTGTCGGGGGGTGACAAAATCAGGGGGTGGGGGTGACACCTTAGATGTCGGGGGGGTGGTGACACCCAGGAGTCACCCAAACTATAGAACTATAGATAACTATAATAACATGATCAGTTTGTTTGAAATGTTCTGGAAAGCGTGTCCCAGAAAGGTCGGCAAAAAACACGCACTGTCAGCCTTTAAAACGGCATCGAAACATAACGATCCCGAAATGCTCATCAAAGCGATGACCGCATATGCTGACCTCGTAAAGCGCAAAGCCATTGAACCTAGATATATCAAACACCCATCGACATGGTTGAATGGCGGATGCTGGGAGGATGAGGAAGAACAACCTCAAGCTGAAAACTACGGCATCAGCCAACGATGGATGCCAAAGAGTGAGGCGGAGTTTCATGCAAAGTTTGATCAGATGCCAGACTGGTATCGGCGCAACAGGCCAGATGTGATCAGCGTGGCAAAAGAGGCTGGATGGCTGGATGAGTGACAACGACGCAGTATTGCCAACCCCGGAGTTCCTCGCAAAGCATTCTGTTGAGGAGGTGGAAACGCGGCAAGCTGGCAAGAAGCGGATGCGAGTCACAGATCAACTTTGGATAGATTATTACCTGAAGCACAAACATATAAACGCACATCAGCATGCCGCCGCAGAGCAATTGCTACGCCTTTATCGGGCGGCTGGCCGGGCGCAACGCATCACAGGCAAGATGGAGTGGACACCACCAAGCAGTAACAATGACCTCACAGAATATTCAGCTGATTGCTTTGCTGACTTTTGCAAGGTCGCCCGGCGCATGGGACGGGAGAGCTTTGGATGCGTTGAGGATGTAGTATTGCATGACTTGTCGGCCGCAGAGTGGGCCAGAAAGCAAGGGCGCAACCCAAAGGCCGCGCCCGAAATATTAAGAGTTTGTCTGGATGATTTAGAGTATGCGTTCAAGCATCTGAATGATCGATGACCTGCTCTTCATCCTCAGTGAGCGACCGATAACCTTTGTAGTCGCACTCCCAGCACCCATGAAGATCACCGCCGAGTGCAAGACAATGCTCGCACTCAGCTTTTAATTGGAAGCCTAACTCAGGCCACTCAAGTATCTCAACGATTGCCATTTACGGCGCGGTCATAAATGCGAAGAAAAAGATGCAGACCACATACCAAGTGGCAAAAAAAGCTAACGTTGCAATCAATTCTCTGAGATATATCCACATAATTACCTCCGTATGTGTTGATATGCCTCATATTATGCCTATTAGGTATATTATGCAACTTTTATGCGCATAATGCTTGTACGGTGGGGGCGGATTATGGTAGCGTTCAGATAGAATAGGTTTATTTCCCCCAAAATGATGAGATAACTCGATGCGAGACCTCGATGTTCGCTTGATGAGCGTGACTGATCTCACGCCATATGCGAGAAACAGCCGAACACACAGTGATGAACAGGTCGCCCAGGTTGCGGCCAGTATCAAAGAGTTTGGCTGGACAAATCCAATCCTGATTGATGAGGATAACGGTATTATTGCTGGCCATGGTCGATTGCAGGCGGCACAGCGCTTGGGAGAGTCCGAGGTGCCGACAATCACTTTGACCGGACTATCCGAGGCACAGAAACGTGCCTACGTCATTGCTGACAATAAGCTGGCACTCAACGCAGGCTGGGACAACGAAATGCTTGCGGTAGAGATCGCTGACCTTTTGGAGGATGGCTTCGACCTGGGCTTGACCGGGTTTGATGGCGATGAGATCAACAGCCTACTGGCTGATGGTAACAAGACTGATGGCCTGACTGATGACGATGAAATACCAGAGGTGGCCGAGGAAGCGGTCTCAAAGCAGGGGGATGTTTGGAGACTTGGCAGGCACACGCTAGTTTGTGGTGATAGCGTTAACAGCGAGACACTCGACAGCCTGATGCAGGGCGATAAGGCTGACTTGGTCTTTACCGATCCGCCGTGGAACGTAAATTACGGTGCTGTCGAAAAAGGCAACGCACAGGGCTACAAACCACGCACCATATTGAACGACCATATGGGAGCCGATGACTGGCAACAGTTTTGCAACGATATTGCAAACAGCTTGTTTGTCTGCACCAAAGCAGGCGCTCCGATTTATTGTGTGATGTCAGCCCAAGAGTGGCCAGTGATCGATGACGCACTGCGGACTGCAGGGTTTCATTGGTCTAGCACAATTATATGGGCAAAAGATCGGCTGGTACTAAGCCGCAAAGACTACCACACACAATATGAGCCGATTTGGTATGGATGGAACTCTGCCGCGGCAAGGTTGGTTGAGCTTGATGACAGAAAGCAGTCCGACGTTTGGAATATGGAACGTCCCGGTCGCTCTGAACTGCACCCGACTACCAAACCTGTCGAGCTTGTTGAGAGAGCCTTGGAGAACAGTGGCAAGCCCGGTGGCATCGTTTTGGATTTGTTTGGTGGCTCTGGATCGACACTGATTGCGGCTGAAAAGACCGGGCGCCAGTGCCGCACAGTTGAGCTTGATCCAAAGTATGCAGATGTGATTATCAAGCGATGGCAAGAGTATACCGGGCTCAAGGCAGTCCACGCAGAACTTAACATGACCTTTCAAGAGATATCGGATGGCACGACCACACAAAACTAACAGCAAAAAGTCGCCGGAAACAGTCGAGCAATTCCTCGACTATATTCGCAACGGCCGAAGCTGTGCGCAGGCATGCCGTCAGCCGGATATGCCTTGCAGTAAAACGATAGAGACGTGGGTCAAAACAGATAGCAACTTTGCGGCCGCATACGAGCAGGCAAAAGAGGATCGTGGAACGTATTATGGCGAGTTGGTGGCAGAGGTTGCTCTGGCTGGACTACAAGGCAAGTATAAGGACTCTGCGATGCTACGTGCGGCGATTGATGGGCTGAAGTGGAGCGCGGCACGGATGTCGCCTAAAGCATTCGGTGATCGCATCAACGTGGATCATGGGGCGCAGACAAGCTACATCGATGCGCTTAGAACGGTGCAGGATAGGGTTGAGGGTGGTGTAGAGCTACACTCGGAACTACGCGCACGCGAGGATTTT